AAAAAGAAGGTATCCAAATGGTACTGGTGCTGTAGAGATTGGTGGTAATACAAATCCAGGAACAGTTATTCTTAACTGCGAAAATAATAGTCACGGCATTACAATTAAAGGGCCGCCACACAGTGCTGCTGCGTCGTACACGTTAACACTTCCCAATGATGATGGTAGTGCAGATCAAGTTCTCAAAACAGACGGGTCAGGAACCTTAAGCTGGGTGGCGCAGAGCGGCGGTGGTAGCGGGATTAATACAGGCAAAGCCATCGTAATGGCTATGGTTTTTGGAGGATAAAAAATGTCAGCACCTAATCTAGCAGGCGTAGCAACAATCACAGCAAAAACAGCGGTTCAGGCTGTTGGAACTAGTGCAGCCGCTATTGTCACTAATTCGTCAAGTTCTGGTAAAGTGTTTAAAGTTAATGCTTTGTACATTTCAAACATTGACGGAACAAACAACGCAGAAGTTAATGTAGATATTTATAGGTCATCTACGGCGTATCACATAGCAAAAACAATTGTGGTGCCTGCTGATGCTACGCTTGATATGCTTTCTAAGTCTGTGTATTTGGAGGAGGGTGATGCTCTACGTTTAACAGCAAATGTGGCGTCTGACCTTGAAGCCGTGTGCAGTTATGAGGAGTTAAGCTAATGGCTCAGTTTCCTGCACCGGGGGGTGCCAGCGGTATTTGGAGTTTAACAGACGCAAACCGTGCTACGCAGGGATCAAACTGGCCGATATATTCTCCACCTGTTCTTGAAGTTGAGTACTTGGTTATTGCTGGAGGAGGTGGTGGGGCTGGTGGATCAGCCGCTGGAGGTGGAGGAGGTGCTGGCGGTTATCGTACTGCTACTGGCTTTACTATATCCACAGGACAAGCTTACACCGTTACCGTAGGCGCAGGTGGCGCTGGCAACACAAGCCCTGACAACAATAACGCTTCAAATGGAAGTGACTCTGTATTTTCTACCATTACATCCGCAGGCGGTGGTGGGGGAGCGGGTACCGGCCCTGCTAACCAATCTTATCGGGGAATTGGACTAGACGGCGGCTCAGGCGGTGGCGGCCGTTATGGAGGTGCTGGTGGTAGTGGTAACACCCCAAGCACTTCACCCTCCCAAGGTAATGACGGTGGCGCTAGTTATGCGGGTACTAACGCAAGAGGCGGTGGTGGAGGTGGGGGCGCAGGAGCGGCTGGAGCAGATGGTACAAACACCGTAGGCGGTAACGGTGGGGATGGCACAGCTTCTTCTATAACCGGATCTTCTGTGACAAGAGGCGGTGGTGGAGGCGGTGGCGTTTACAGTGGTGGTGGCGCTTCAGGATCCGGTGGTGCAGGCGGTGGCGGTGCAGGAGCGCCTTCAGGCGGTAGCGCTAGTGGCACTGCTGGAACAGCTAATACTGGAGGAGGCGGGGGCGGTCATGGAAATCTTAACACTTCTGCTGGTGCTGGGCCTGCGGGAGGTTCAGGTGTGGTAATCCTTAGAACTACACTTGCGGCGGCGGCAACAACCGGCTCTCCAACTACAACAACTGACGGTTCTTACAATATTTTTACCTTCACAGGATCAGGGAGTATAACTTTCTAATGGCACATTTTGCTGAAATTGGACTAAACAACGCCGTTTTGCGTGTAGTTGTTGTGAACAACGCAGAGCTTCTTGATGGAGACGGAGTAGAGCAGGAGTCGCTAGGTGTTGACTTTTGCCGTGATTTGTTTGGCGGGACGTGGGCGCAGACCAGTTACAACGGGAACTTCCGAAAAAACTTTGCTGTGAAGGGGTCTACTTACGATTCAACCAGAAACGCTTTTATACCTCCCAAACCTTTTGCAAGCTGGGCGCTAAACGAAACAACTTGTCGGTGGCAAGCCCCAGCGTCTTATCCTGACGACGGACAACAATATTTTTGGGACGAAGACTCTACTTCTTGGGAACTGGTGACTTAAGTGATAATGACACAAGTAGAAATGACTAAGTTTTTAGAGCAAATTAACCAAGCCTTTAAAGACCAGTTTGATAAATTAGAAACCTTACAGATTAAACTAAATGAACTGGAGGCCAAGGTCAATGAGCAAGGAAAAGGATCCAAGACTAGCACGAGCAGGAGTAAGCGGCTTCAACAAACCAAAGAGGACTCCTAGTCACCCTACAAAGTCACACGTAGTTGTGGCTAAGTGTGACGACGGGAGTGTTAAGACTATACGATTTGGACAACAAGGAGTTAGTGGTGCTGGGAAAGATCCTAAGAGCGCTAAGGAGAAGGCGAGGCGTAAGTCCTTTAAGGCTCGTCACGCTAAAAACATAGCCAAGGGCAAATGCTCTGCGGCTTATTGGGCAAACAAAGTAAAATGGTAAGGAGATAGCTATGCCAAAAGGACCGGGAACATACGGAAGTACAGTAGGAAGACCTCCCAAGAAGAAAAAGAAGAAGGTTAAAAAGTAGCCATGCCTAGGGGACTATACAGTAACATCAACGCTAAACGCAAGCGTATTGCTGCTGGTTCTGGAGAAAAGATGCGTAAACCCGGAGCTAAAGGTGCTCCTAAAGCCTCAGCGTTCAAAAAGGCAGCGAGGACTGCTAAAAAGAAACGGTAATAATACCAATAAAAACACTTGACTTTTAGTCAAAAATATGTTATAATAAGGATATAGAGACAACCACATGGCCTCATTAGATCAAGAGACAGAACAGTATTACAACAAGTACTTTGACCTGTTTAACAACGATGGTTGGAAACAGCTAATTGAAGAACTACAACAAAACGCTCTCGTAATAAACAGTGTAGAAGCAACCAAAGATAAGAACGATTTGTACGTACGTAAGGGGCAACTCAACGTACTTGCTTATATGATTAACTTTGAATCTACTATTAATAATAACTACGAAGAGATAGTTAGCGATGATTAAAGTATTTGATTTTCGCTGTACCAACGGACATATCTTTGAAGAATTTGTAGAGGGCCATACTACATCCAGTAGGTGCGGATGTGGAGCCAACGCTACAAAAATTGTCTCAGCTACTAAACACGTACTTGACGGTGCTTCTGGGGACTTTCCCGGTAGGCACATGAAGTGGGTACGTGAACACGAAAACGCTGGACGATCTAGTCGGGAACCCTAGTCCTAGGTCATTTCCCATTTTAATCCTCCACAACCTTAATAATAGGCGGGGTAAGTTTACATTATGTCACGAGCACAATTACTTGAAGAGCGTCCTGAAGAGGAAGCAACGGAAACAACAGAAGAACTGACCACAAACACTGTAGAGACTCCTGAAGAGGAACAACCTCAAGAAACAGATGTTCCCGAAAAGTACCAAGGTAAGTCTGTAGAAGACCTTGTACAGATGCACCAAGAGCTTGAGAAGTTTTCAGGCAAACAGAGTACGGAAGTAGGTGAGTTACGGAAAGTCGTTGATAACTACATTCAGACACAACTCTCAGACCAACAAGCACCTCAACAACAGCAACAAGAAGACGATGACGTAGATTTCTTTGTAGATCCACAGAACGCTGTTAACAGAGCTATAGACAATCACCCTAAGATCAAAGAGGCACAAGCCTACACACAACAAGCAAAACAACAAGCTACTCTTTCACAGTTAAAATCCAAGCATCCTGATATGGAGAGTATACTGCAAGACGCTAAGTTTGCTGAGTGGATCAAGGGGTCCAAAGTCCGAACAAAGTTGTTTGTTCAGGCAGACCAAAGTTACGATTACGATGCTGCACACGAGTTGTTTTCTCTCTGGAAAGAAAGAAGCCAAGTAGTACAGCAGACCGCCAACGTTGAAAAACAGGCACGTAAGAACACTCTGAAGTCAGCCAGTACAGGCAACGCTCGTGGAACAGCAGAGGGATCACGCAAGAAAGTTTATCGTCGTGCTGACATTATTAAACTTATGCGAACAGACCCAGAGCGTTACCAAAGCCTATCAGATGAATTACTGAAGGCATACGCAGAGGGTCGTGTACGATAGCCTAATCTTTAAGGAGAATTAAAATGGCTAATGAAACCTCTGGTGCCTACTTTACAGCTAATGCTGTAGTAGACAAAACTGCTGCGGGTACTTTTATCCCCGAAATTTGGTCCGATGAAATTATCGCAGCATATCAAAAGAACCTGAAGATGGCTCCCCTTGTCAAGCGTCTGTCTATGACCGGCAAGAAGGGTGACGTTATTCACATTCCTAAGCCTATCCGTGGCTCTGCGTCTGCTAAATCAGAAGCTGTTGCAGTCACTATTCAGGCTAACCTTGAGTCAGAGTTGACTGTCACTGTTGACCGTCACTTTGAGTACTCACGTCTGATTGAGGACATCGTAGAAGTACAGGCTCTGTCTTCTCTGCGACAGTTCTACACTGAAGACGCTGGTTACCAACTGGCTCACCAAGTTGACACTGACTTAATTAACGCTGCTACTGGCTTTGGAAACGGTACTCGTACTGCTTCTCCTGCTGTTACTGGCGCTAACTGGGTTAACACCCACAGCTACTACTTCAATGCCGCTGCTGGCCTTGCTACGTATGCTGCTGACACTGTTACTAGCGGTGACAACTTTACCGATCTGGGTTTCCGTGAGGCTATCAAGCTGATGGATGACGCTGACGTACCTATGGACGGACGATGCCTTGTTGTTCCTCCTGCTGTACGTAAGTCGTTGATGGGCATTGATCGTTACGTGTCTTCTGACTTTGTTGGAGGCCGTAGCGTTGAGTCTGGCTTGATTGGTAACTTGTACGGTGTAGACATCTACGTTTCTAGCAACGCTCCTGTAGTTGAGAACGCTGCTTCAAACTCTGCGTCTACCGCTGATACTCGTGGTTGCTTGTTCTTCCACAAGGACGCCTTGGTAATGGCAGAGCAACTGGCTGTACGTTCTCAGACTCAGTACAAGCAGGAATACCTGTCTACGCTGTTTACGTCTGACACGCTGTACGGTGTTCAAACTTACCGTCCTGAAGCAGGATTCATCCTTTCTGTCTGCGACGAGTAAACTCTACTGGGGTCAGCAATGGCCCCTTTTATTTAAACGTCTTGACTACAGGGCATTTAACTAAAAGATAACGGATAGGGAAGCCTTATGTCCAACTACACAAAGTCAACAAACTTTACTGCCAAGGACTCTTTGCCTACAGGCGATACTAATAAGGTTGTCCGTGGTTCAGAGTTTGATACAGAGTTCAACGCTCTTTCAACAGCGGTAGCTACAAAAGCAGACCTTGCTGGGCCTACGTTTACTGGCACTGCTACGTTTGCCAATGTTACGGCTACGGGAACAGTTAACTTTAACGGCGCTACAATCAGCAATCTCGGAACTATTACTACTGCTAACTTAGATGGTGGCACTGTTGACGGCGCTGTTATTGGTGGCGCTAGTGCGGCGGCAGGATCGTTTACTACGTTATCTGCTTCTAGCACTTTTAGCTTAGGTGGGGTTGCAGTAACTTCCACAGCCGCAGAACTAAACATTCTTGACGGTGTAACAAGCACTGCCGCAGAGTTAAATATTTTAGA